TATCAAACCTTATTTGTCAAATATCTTCAAACCTTCATATCAGGTGTATAATGAATATATGGCCAGAGATCATTTTTCAAAGATAACCAGACAACAAAGATATAACTCTGCCCATAAAGAAGAGTTTATAGATATAAGGTTTGAGGATAGTATATATAGGGGTATTAGGTCTCTTCTTTCATTCCCCCGATTTATCGCCCAGGCGATCAAAAATAAGATTACGAAGCATCGCTAAATTCCACGGGATCCAAAGAGATACCCAAATCCCCTAGTATAACTACAAACAATAGACAAACAATGTTTTCTTGGTTTTTTAAAACATTATAAAACATTCTAAATTGTTTTGGGCCAAATCGGATATTTTATTTAATTTTTTATAAGATTTGACAAACAATGGTTTGTATGATATAGGCCCAAATAGGTGTTTGACAAACAATCATATGTGTGATATAAGGGGCAAATAAAGATAGGAAGGTTTGGGGATAGGTGGTTTGGAAAAAGCCCATTACGATCCGCCATCGTTATATATGCTCTATCCTCCACTATCCTCCACAACTCTCCACTTCTAGGTCAAATATTAAAAATATCAGTAAGATTTATATGTGGATAAACCTGTGGATAACTCTTCAAATGATATACTTTAAACATGGAAAAAACCTTAATAATCTCTGATTCTCATGGTGAGATAATAGCAAATATCCTAAAAAATGATCGCCAATATCAATCAAAACAAACAGAAGGAACAGAAGATTCCTTAATCAATTTCTCCAACTTAGATATGTTGATATTAGCAGGTAGAACAGGGTACAACTTCTCCAATCATCTAGGTCTAATAGAAAAAGATTACTCAAACCATCATGTTATTTTCTTTATGGGCTATAACGATTTAGCAATGCTCTATGGTCGTAATATAGAAAAAACTGTCCATAAATATATATCCCAAGTAAAGGAATTCAAAGGCAGTAGCAAAACAGTAATAACTCCATTAAGCAATAGGCAATTACCACAGGAGTATTATGATCAATATATTTTTTATATTAAAAAGGCTTGTCAGAAAACAGGAATTAAGTGCTTAAACGTATATGAGATTATAGAAAATATCACAGATCAAGACTATCAGGATGAACATCACTTAAATGCACAAAGGTATTTGCCTATCCTAAACCATATCTAAAAACGGTACTGTTTGTCCTATATGGGCTTATGTCTTACTAGGGGTTATATCTTATACTAGGGATTATGGTCATTCTTGACTTTCCCCCGAAATTTTGAGATAATGGACATATGAGACATAAAACAGAACCTGAGCATGGAACTAGATCTGGCTATGATTGGCATAAGCGAGATAGGCAAGAAGAACCATGCCAAGACTGTACAAATGCTGAAAGATCATACTGGAAGAATCAACGTATCATTCGCAAAGAACAAATAAATAGATTACGAAGAGATTGGAGATTTAGAACTCCCAATGCTCGTAGACATTTTCGTAGAAACAATACATCTCCTGGAAACTATTCAGATGCAGATGTACTATCAACCTATGGTTTAGATTGCCATATCTGCCAAACCCCAATAGATTTATCTGCTCCAAGACAAGTAGGTAAACTTGGTTGGGAAAAGGCTTTGCATATAGACCACGTATATCCTTTATCTAAGGGTGGTTTAGATACTATAGAAAATGTTAGGCCTTCCCATGGTAAATGTAATATTATCAAATGGGCTACTGCTTGACTTCCCCCGCAAAATTTAAAGCATAGTCTGGATCTTTAGTAAACCACATAGGGATTGAATACCTATCTTCATTTATATATTTTATGTCGTGCAAGCAATCAGGATCACCTGATTTAAACATAATCATATCTCCTAATTCTGGCATAATTTTCAATTCAATCAAAGGAAATTCTAATGGAGCAGATTTGCTTGGAGTATGCAGATATAACAAAACGCTGTATGCGTACTGAGAGTTTACCCCTTCTTCTATGTCCCTATGTAATTCAATAGCAGAGCCAGGCAATTGTTTTGCAAACCATAGTCCTGCTAGATATAAATCCTCATCTTCTTCAAATTCACTAGATATAGATTTTATAGCAAAACTAACAATTTCCTTTATTATATTTTTTATCTCATCTATGCCGTAGATAACCTGTTCTGATCGTTCTTTGTTAAGATTATCTTTTCCAAACATTTTTGTAAATTTAAGTTTCTTTGGCCCAGTGTGAAAATATTGTTGATTATTGTTTATATAGTCAATTATCCGCTGAGCATCTTCAGGATCTATAGAATTCTTTAATATCTTTACTGGATTCATATTGACAAGCATATCACAAAGTGCTATGATGGATATATGTGGTCTTGGATATTAGCAATTATAGGTGTGACTGGCATATTTTTTGTTGGTCGTAAAACCATCTGGGGTTGGTTTGTATTACTATTCAATGAATGTCTTTGGATGGTTTATGCTATCACTACCCATCAATATGGATTTATCTTTGCATCCCTGGCCTATGCAGCCACTTACATTAAGTCTTATAGACACTGGAGAAGAGACGAATGACTAATCAAGAAATATCAGATCTGCTAAACAAAGAATCTTACCGTATTTGGGATACTACCAAAGTCATTAAAAATCAAGACTATCATGATGGATTGGTAAAAGGTCTTAAAATGGCTTCTAAGTTTGTAGCAAAACTATGAACTGCTATTGGTGCAATGGCACAGGTCTTCTTGAGTCAGATGAGGAATGTCCTTGTTTTACAAACAGTTGTAAATGTAAAAACTGTAAATGATATACGACATTCCTGATCCTTTTACTACATTTAGGATGAAGAAGTATACCAAGTCTACTGGCTATAGGTATGATTTCTTCTCTGGTGAATGGGACTTTAAATGTGGTTGTTGTGGAGAACTTCTCAATGCCCCGTCAAAAAAAATAATGACTAAAATACGTTTGTACCATACTAGAAATGAGTGCACAGGTGGATACTGAGATAGAGTTGACAGAAGAAGACTTTATGCAATACTATGGAGCATACAGTCTAGATGATTTAGATCGGATTGATTAATGAATGAAGAAGAGTTTGACAAGGAGTTTATTGTGATTCCTGAAAAAACCATAAATGATATTAAACGTGAGATTGAAGAAATGACTGATGCAATTGTCTTAAAGGCTAAGGCTGAGGTTAAGTCTAAATACGGTAATAGAAAGAGACATAGACAATGAAAGAACCACGAATAATGCAAATGGATTGGAAAGCCCTAGGATATGAAAGGACATATATAAATGGAAGATTACGATGGATTCCTCAGATCAAAGAAGATTCAAAGGACTAAAATAGTTCCACTTAGGTGGATAGGAAATTTATGCGGTGAGATTGCTACTACTCATTTAGTTGAGGCAGTTCATATGTCAGATCATGATGATCATGGATTTGTCTATAAATACCATTCAATAATGTGGATGATCTTTAATAAACCTTATATGAAATGGGGAACATTTTATTCAATAGATACGTCGCACTGGAGAAATTAACCAATAGTGAGTCGCAAGACTCATAGGGTGGTTTATTTACTCTATTTTTGCCGAAATGAAAAGATGATATAATACATTTATGACTATGCATAGAATGTACGAAATTGGAAACACCACTCCCCAGAGACTAATTGACCTAGGAGGTCACTCTGGTAAAGATATTACTATTCAAAACCAAGGATCATCTGATCTTCTTATTGGTGGAGATGATAGCCTTTCAACAGGCAACTATGGCTTTAAACTTAAGGTAAATCAAGCAATTTCATTTGAACTACCTGGTTCAGATGCACTATATGCAATTGCAGCAAGTGGATCAGGTTCTGTTGTATCAGTTCTTGAAATGTCACTGGAACAAGGTGAATAATGGCCAGATTTAGCGATTCAAATACTGGCAATGGACTTACTTATATTCAAGAAACTCTTTGGGATGACTTTACTCCTTGGCCAAATCAATCAGTAAAGATATCTCCAGTTGCAGATCATCAATCAATTCTTGTACAATCAGATGAGCAAGCATTGCTAAGATATCATGTTCGTGATTCTAATTTTGATGTTAATGGCTTTGATGTAACAGGATTAGATAGTTATATATGGCATACAACTACATCTACATCCCCAGATTTTATTGATGTTCTTGGTTTAAGAACATTTACAGTAGATAGTACTTCATTTTATACCGTTGGAGATTATGTAAAGGTTTGGGATGCAGGAGATGATACTCGCTGGTATAGTGGCACAATTACAGCACTAATTGCTGATACATCAATAACAATCAATATTGATACATTGGCTCCTGGAGCAGATCCAGCAATTGAAACATCTTTATGGAAAATTTATAGTGCAACTATTGTTTGGGCAATTGGTCAAACTGAAAGAATACTTCCAGCAGGATATCATTATCAAATGAATGGAGTTATGGGATTTGATGGTTATTATCTTGTTCCATCAACAACAGCAGGAACAGTAACAATGCAATATACAAATCCTTTGTTTAATGAAACATGGCCTGCAGATGTTCAAGCATTAGACTTTGCTGCAGAAAATATTAATGCTTATTTAGGTGTTCCTTCAATTTATTCACAATTTAGAACAAGATCTAATGGTGCATGGATTCAAAATGCTAATTGGTCTGAAAATCCAACATACTATTATGATTGGCATTTTAAAAATGATGGATCAATTAATTTTCCATACAATACTTCAAATGCTAGAACTGGTTCAGGAGAAGTACTCCAATTTGGAAACAATAATAATCAAACAATTATTACTGGGCCAAAAACAGATGATACTCATGTAACAGCCACAAGACTTGTTGTTGCTGGTCAAGATGGATTTACAGGAACAACTGGTGAAGGTGGAGATATTTATCTTTGGGCTGGTAAAGGTGGATCTGCTGGTGGTACTGGTGGAGATATTAAACTAGATGGGGGACAAGGTTCTCTTGGTGGTCAAGGTGGAACTGTTAAAATGCGTGGAGGATCCTCTCCAGATGGTACTGGTGGTTTTGTAGAGATTCAAGGTGGCTCAGGAACAACGGGTGGATATGTAGATATTTCTTCTTACAATGGTGCCAAGATTACTCTTTCTGGTGACGGTGGAGAATTTCTTAATAATTCCAACGTTCCAAACAATCAAATTGCAACTATTGGAGATCTTGGAGTAATGCAACAAATTGGTAAATTTTATACAAGTTCAGTAAGTCACTTTGTTGATTCTACTTGGACTGGAAAGCATGCATATTTTACTTATGATGGTAATTGGGATGCAATTTTTCTTCCAGATGACGCATCATTAAATCTTCCGATTGGATTTACCTTTACAATTATTACTGATCAAAATGAACCAGGAAGTTGGGTTTATATAAATGCAAATGATACAAGCCTTACAGAACTATCAGCAGTAGGTGTTGGTTCTAATGATTCTGGTTATGACATTTCAAATAATACAATGGTAACTGTAATGAAAATTGATTCTAATCGTTGGATCATTTCTGGTCCTGGTATACAAATAGACTAAACTTTACAAACTCTGTCTTTTGTAGTATACTAAAGATATGGAAACACACATTGGAAAGACTCCCTATTTGGGATTTGGAATACTTTATGCACCTAAGAGCCTGATCAACAAAGGGCATGTCATCATTAATTTTATAGTTTGGGAAATTAACGTTAGTTGGGGTAAACTTGGATAGAGTAATTTTATGCCCTGAATGCAACAAAGAATGGGAATTGCGTTGGGGAATCTTTGCACATGATAGTCTTGCTAGACATATGAAGGAGCATAAATGAACCTTGATGATTTAACTGATGAACAAAAGGGTAGTGTTGCTGATCTAATTATCTTTACTGTTAAAGAGATTAGAGAGCAGATTGCTATGGATATTCTTGCTACCATACCGCTTTGGGAAAAGTTGGGTTGGGCAAAGAGTCGTAGAACTAGACGTGCTTTTGAAGCATCTGCTGCTATTGCTAGAGGACAAAATGAACAATTTTGAACTACTACACTTTACGGCAACATGGTGTCAGCCATGCAAAAAGATTGCACCAATAATTTTATCTTTTATTGAACAAAATGTTGGACTTAAGTATACTAAGATTGATGTTGATGACAATACAAATATAGTTAAAGAATATAATGTTTTATCTGTTCCAACACTAATAGTATTAAAAAATGGAGAAATATTTTCTAGAAATAATGGAGTTGTAAACGAAGAACAATTATCAAAATTATTTAAATAGTTTATAATCTTCGTAATCAGTAAACCAAATTGGAATTGCATATCTTTCTTGCTGTGTTCTTCTGACACCATGCTTTGATTCCATTGAACGACATTCAAAAAATATCATATCACCAATAGATGGCTTTAATTCTATATCTATTTTAGGAAAATATATTTCTCCTCCTGCATCCTGAGTATTTAAATAAATAATTGCAGCATGACTATATTGCCAATTCTTATTTCCGTCTGTATCTATATGTGGCATTATTTTTACTCCTGCAACTTGTTTAGATATCCATACAGTAGATCCCCAAACTTTTTTTGGATGATTAAAATTATTATTAATTAAATTTTCAATTTTTTCAACATATGGTTTTAATAATTTTAAAATTTCTTCTTCTGTTTCAATGGAGCCTGCATTTCCATTAAATGCATCGTATCCAAATCTTAATACACGTCTTTCTTGAACTTCAGGATCTACTAATTTCATATTGTTAATAACATCAATAAACTTTTGTGCATTTTCTTGTGTAATAAAATCTTTTTCTATAGAAATTTCCATTAAAATATATCAAACTTAGAAATAGGATCTTTTGTAAACCATAATGAGATTGAGTATCTTATTTCACGTGTATTTGTTACTCCATGAAAAGAGTCTGGATCTTTGCAATCAAAAAAAATAGCATTGCCTTGTTTAGGTGTAACAACTTCATTTATTTTATTAAAATATGTTTTACCTCCACGTAATTGATCATTAAGATATATGACTGATGTATGAGAATATTTAGCATTTTTTTCATTATCTTCATCTATATGTTCTGGAATAAGACTTCCAGGCCATTGTTTTGAAAGCCATAAATTTGAAGGATAGATTTCTTGATCAAGTTTATATGTTTCATTAATCAATTTAGTCATATCTCTCCAATATTTAAAAACTATATTTGAAACATATTCTAATGATTCTATTGGTAAAGTTGGCATTAAATTTTTGTTATCTTCTTCTACACCAAATTTTAATATACGTCTTCCTCTAGGTGCATTATTAATATCTAATTCCATTTTTTTTTCTATAAAATTAATTAAAATATCAGCATCTTCTTTTGATATAAAATCATTTATTTTATAAAGTTCCATTATTTTATTATACCATCTAGACAAAAAATGATTTTACATGTATACTTATAAGATAAGCAACAGTAGCCAAGTTGGTCAAGGCCCCGAACTCATAATTCGGTTATCGTAGGTTCAAGTCCTACCTGTTGTACTAAGCGAAAGTAACTCAATGGCAGAGTACTACCTTGCCAAGGTAGATGTTGCGAGTTCAAATCTCGTCTTTCGCTCCAAACCTCTATAGTTCAGTGGATAGAACGTTGGACTTCTAAGCCAAGCGTCGCAGGTTCAATTCCTGCTAGAGGTACAAAGCATGCTATAATAAACATATGGATCTAATTACACTACTCAAAGAACTGTTGGGCGATACAGTAGCCCTTAAACTAAAGGCTCATGGTTATCATTGGAATGTTGAGGGTGATGATTTTCCTCAAGCCCATTCATTTTTTGAAATGCTTTATAATGATTATGAAGAGGCAATTGATGGTTTTGCAGAAAACCTTCGTAGACTTGATACATATGCACCATTTAAACTTTCTCGTTTTGTTGCACTTTCAGTAGATGTTGCAGAAACAGAAGTATCTTCAGATTTTTCAGTAATGGCAGCAGATCTTCTTATTGGAAATGATGCCACTCTTGCTAAACTAAAGGATGCCTTTGATGCAGCAAGTAATGCTCGTGAACAAGGTCTCGCTAACTTTCTTGCAGAACGCATTGATATGCATTCAAAGTGGCATTGGCAGTTGACTGCAGTTTCAAAGCCTGAACTATCAATGGACTAAGGTCCAATGGCTTTAATCACTTTTCTTGGAAACTTCAAGGTATCCTACAGCAGTGAAAATCATCATGCAAAAAGTTTAGAAAGCCTAGGACACACAGTTATTAAACTGCAAGAGGCAGAATCAAGTACTGACACTATATTAAATCATGCACTAGATAGTGATCTTTTTGTTTGGGTACATACACATGGATGGCAAACCAGTGGCACTATTGGTATGGATATCGTCTTAGTAAAACTTAAAAAAGCAAATATACCAACAATGACTTATCATTTAGATTTATGGTTTGGACTTGATCGTCAAACCGATCTCAGCAAAGATAATTTTTATACAACAATTGGACATTTTTTTACTGTAGATAAATTGATGGCAGATTGGTTTAATGAAAATACAGAAGTTAAAGGACATTTTTTGCCTGCAGGTGTGTATGATCAAGAGTGCTACATACACGAAGATTATGATGAAGAAAATTTTGATTATGATGTAATTTTTGTTGGAAGCAAAAGATATCATCATGAGTATCCCTATCGCCCACAACTAATAGACTTTTTAAGAAAAACATATCGTAGCAGATTTCTGCATGTTGGTGGGGATGGTGATACAGGTACAGTAAGGGGAAATGATTTAAATCGTATCTATGCTCGTAGCAAAATTGCTATTGGAGATAGCCTTAACATAGGATTTAAATATCCTTACTATACTAGTGATAGACTATTTGAGTCTACTGGTCGTGGTGGTTTTACCATTTACCCTGAAATTGTGGGACTGGATCAATACTTTACACCAGAAGAAGTTGTGTTTTACAAGCACGGATCTTTTGAAGATCTTCGCAACAAGATAGATGAATATCTTATTAAAGAAGATGAAAGAGAAGCAATTCGTTTTGCTGGACATGATAGAACAGTAAATGAGCATACATATGTTCATAGATGGGCGACAATACTAAAAGAATTAGGTATATGAACCTATATCTGTACTCTGCTGATGGAGTAGATTCTGCAAATCATAAATGGGATTATGGTTTATTAAAAGAATTTTGTGAACGTAAAAATATTTTTCAAATAGAAGTAAAAGAAATTCCAAATGATGATAAGGCTTTTGTAGCAATTCCTGGCCCATCAAATAAAGGATTAGAGCACATTGTTCAAGAACAATTAAAAAAAATTAAGCATGTTATTCTTTTTGTTATGGGCGATGAGGCTGCAGAGTTTAATATCAATAAAATAAAACATGAAAATATGCAAGTCTGGATTCAATATCCACACAATCATCATAAATATTATAATAAATTTCCACAAGGTGTTCCACAACATTTTAAAGAAAAAAGTCCAGAGTATAGGAATAAAGAATTTAATTTATATTTTAGTGGACAGATTAATCATTCAAGAAGAAAAGATTTAGCAAATATAATGCCACTAATGGATAACTCTTTGTTTAATCCCACTACAGGCTTTACCCTTGGTGATGCACCAGAAGTTTATTATTCCAATATGGTTAGATCCAAGATGGTTCCTTGTCCTTCTGGAATTAAAGTACTTGATTCATTTAGATTTTATGAAGCGTTGGAACTTCTTTGCTTACCATTGGCAGATAGCGTTGATCCAGGTGGAGAAAAGACTATGTATTTTGAAAAACTTTTCAACAATACAATGAAAGTTCCTAAAATACAAAACTGGAATGATCTTCCAGATTTAATGGTAGAATTAAATAAGAACTATCCTGCAAATATGCATTCAGCAGTAACATGGTGGATAAAATATAAAAGGGATTTATTTAATACAATTATGGAGCAAATTAATGATAAAGCATAAATTTTTTGAAAGACATTTAGACAATGACCTAGACGATCTTTATGTTTTTTTAGATAATAAATATGATCAATTAGTTGATGGATCTTTGCCAGAAGGAAAAGGTATTAGTCCTCTAAATAAAAACAAATACTTTAAAACCGACTATATTGGTGCTCCAACACAAATGCTACAAAAATATAATTTGTTTGATTTTGATCACCCTGGTATTTATAAATTAGAAATGGCATTAAAAGATATGTTAAAAGAAGCATGCGAACATTATCAAATTGATTTTCAAAAACAAGATTATCTTTTACACGGATGGTGGAATCAAAATCCTGCTATAAGTTCAGAAAATTATGTAAGTCCAATTAAAAATGCAAAATATTATCACGATCATCTAGGTGGACGTGGTGCACCAGATTTTCATGGATACTATTGTGTAAGTGCAGAACCATCAATAACTCATTATATGATTGATAATGTTACTCCATTTGAAAACATTAATATAAACAATCGTGCAATTATTTCAGCAACAGGACATCCTCATGGTAGAGATGACTGGTTTGAATCTAAAGACAGAATTACAATAGCCTATGATATGGTTCCAGCAGAATATATAGAGTCAATAAAATGATGTAACGATAGTCATTGCCTCATCAGTTCTTCCAAGTCATCCAGATACAAGGATTATTGATGAAGCAATTAAATCTATTAGATATTATTTTCCAAAAAATGAAATTATTATTCAGATTGACGGTTTAAGAAGCGAAAGATTTAATAGAAAAGATGACTATGATGAATATAAAAATAGAATACTATGGAAATCTTTACATGAAGATACAAATATATTACCTATAATTTTCAATGATCACTCTCATCAAACAACTATGATGTTTGAAACAATAGATATGATCAAAACACCATTAATGCTTTATGTTGAGGCTGATGCACCAGTAACAACTGATTTAGATATTGATTGGGACAAATGTATAGATGCTATTGAATCTGGATTTGCTAATACCATTAGATTTCATTTTGAATCTCATATACCTATTGAACATTCTCACCTGATGTATGGATTAGAAAATGGATTTATGAAAACAACTCAATGGAGTCAAAGACCTCATCTTACAACAGTTGATTATTATAAAAGAATAATTCTTCCCAACGTTCCAGCAAAATCTTTTATTGAAGACACAATACATGGATACATTCAAGAAGATTGTAAAATTCATGGTGAAGATGGATTTCAAAAACATAAACTTTTTATATATCATCCAGAAGGAAGTATAAAAAGATCTTATCATTTAGATGGTCGTGAGGGAACCCAAAAATTTACAAGTGATGATGATACTTGGGGATATACAGAATGAGACTAGGAATCATTGCAAGATCAGATAATAGTGGACTGGGGAATCAAAGCAGAGAATTAATTAACATGCTTGGACCAGAAAAAGTATTGTTAATAAATTTTGAAGAGTTTAACAAAAAAAAGCAACATCCCGATTGGTATAAAAAATATAATGTAATAGATAGTACTGGATATCCAGACATAAATGTATGTAAAAGATTTATTCAGGGATTAGATGTTATATTAACTTGTGAAACTTTTTATCATAAAGACTTTGTTGCTCTTGCTGGAAGATATGGTGTAAAAACAATTCTTCAGTATAACTTTGAATTTTTTGAAAAAAATCCTCATGGCCCTGTTGCAAATGTACTTCTTGGTCCAAGCCTTTGGGGATATGATGAAGTTGTTAGAGTTCTTTCTAAAAAGGCTGATGTATTTCATTTGCCTCCCCCAACAAATCCAGATAATTTTGCAAGGGCAAGAAAAAATAATCTGTCTAAATCACACAAAAGACTATTGCACATAGTTGGAACTGCTGCTGTAAAAGATAGGAATGGTACAGAAACAATACTTCAAATGCTAAAACATTCAAAAGCAGACTACGAATTGGTAATTAGATGTCAAACAAAACCAACTTTTACAATCAACGATTCAAGGGTTACGGTTGATTATAGGGACATAGAGGATCAGCAGGACCTATATGATGGCTTTGATGCTTTAGTGCTTCCTAGACGCTATGCAGGGCTTTGTTTGCCTATGAATGAGGCTCTTATGAGCGGATTACCTGTATTTATGACTGATGTATCTCCAAACAATACCATTCTTCCAGAAGAGTGGCTGGTACCATCTAAAAAAATAGGGGAGTTTATGGCTAGAGTGGTTGTTGATGTTTATGATGCAGATGCTACTAAATTGGCTACATTAGTTGACAATTATATTAATAGTGATAATAAAAAAGATGTCAAGGATCAGGCTTATAAGTTAGGTTTATATAATTTTGATCCTAAAACATTAAAAGATAAATATAAAAGAATAATTGACAAATAAAAAAGCCAGCCTATTTCTAGACTGGCCCTTCTATAAGTAATAGTATTACTTCTTTGGTGCTGCCTTCTTAGTAGGAGCCTTCTTAACAGCAACCTTTTTAAGGGCTGCAGCAATATCGGCATCTGCTGGCAATCGTCCAAAAGCATTATCATTTGGATTAATTGCTCTAATTGCAACGGGTGCAAGAGCAGCAATCAATGAGTATGCGAGAGTTGAGATATCAGTTACACCTGACATGTATAGTGCTAAACCTGCACCTAGAACTGATCGTCCATATGATGCTAGTAGTGCTTTGATTTGTGTTGTATTCATTATTCCTCCTAGGATATAACGTTAGTTAGTATTGTGAAACCAATCCACAGACCAATAATTCCTGCGACTCCCGCAAAAACTGGTGGTGCTGGAACTGGCAATTTGAATGCAGCAAATACTACGCCACATCCAAAACCTGTTAGTGTTGATAAAAAAATATCTTTCATTTAACTGATAAACCTTTCATTAATTATTTGATCATAGTGACTTTCACAAAGATCAACTATTCTACTTTCTGATGAAGCATATATTTTTTCTGCTTCTTTTTTACATGACTCTACTTCGCATACTTGGTAAGCAGAATATATTAGATCTTTTGGATTCTTAAGTGGTAACATCATTTTCCTTTGGAAGAATAGTCATTAATTCTTTGTATGCAGCAGTTATTCTTTGCATAGAATCATAATGTGGATAGGCAGATCCTACTATTCCAAACTTATCAAAATGTGCAATATCTTTTTCAACTGCTATTTTAAAATCTAATATTGCTTTTTGAACTTCTTCAATATAGTCATAAGCCCATTCACGAGAATCTGAAACAAACTTTAAAAAGTCTTCTTTAATTATTTCTGAT